CTCTAACAAGAAATTGGTCTCCGACCATTTGAACGTTCGTGTAGAATCTCATTCTTTAATAAAGTTTTCGTATGCCGTGAGCAGTTGCTTGGTTGGCTCAACTAGAGTTAGTATATCATCAGAATGCATTGAAAGCACTTTTTGATCGCTGACTCCAGGCCAACGAACGAGTCTTTTTTCAACGTCTGATTCTTCATCTTCACATAAGATTCTAACTGGATCAGTTAATTCAGTATCTGCTTCTCCAGATAGAGCATCAGTATCAAACTGATTAACCTTGGAGATCAGTACCAGATCCAGATTCTTCAGTAAGATGCACAGGACCTGATTCTTCTTCATTGCCATGATTTTTTTCGTAATTTTTGTACATTTCAGCCAATTGTGAAATTGGATCGACTAGAGTAACAACCCATTCTGGTGAAAGATAAATTTTATCTTGTTCGGTAAATCTAGGCCATCTAGTCATTGATAGCGTAAGTTCTTCTTCATATTCATTGACACGAGCGACTTGATAATCTTCATCGCCTTCTAGAAGAAAATCATCATCATCATCTCCTTCAGTTTCAAGTTTCATTGGATTGGTAAGAATGTAAGAATAAACTTTCTTACCATCCTCATCCTTTACGCTCTTTACATCGGAGACAAGTTCATCTCCATTTTTTAATAGCAAAAGTTTTAGACTCATGAGTTGATTTTACCTCTGTTTATTTTACCAGAAAAAAGGGGAGGTGTCAACTGGATTTTGCCAGTTACCTCCCCATCGCGGCGACGATATTCAATTTTATTTAGTATTCATTTTTTAGGGGTAAGTGCAAATGCTCCACTCATTACTGCGCCAAAAATGGCAAAAGTTGCTAAGATTTCCATATGCTAAGAAACAAATGTAGTAATGGGAACTCCAATAAAAATAGTCATTAGAGTTCCAGCTGCTAATGCAGTGGTGGTGAAGTTCATTGATACCTCATGATTGATTACAAAATTATTTAGAAATTAATGTATCACTATGATACACTTTTGTATCAATCACCACTCAATTATACCACTTATGTTAGCACATTAAAACCAGACTTTCTTTTGATGATGTTCAGGTACAATCCTACCAAGAACAATTGTTAACAACCCATCCTCAAAGCTAACTGATCTAACTTCCGTATCTTCTGCCAGTGTCCAAGTTCTGGTGAAAGATCGTTGAGCCATTCCTCTGTGGACATAGGTGGTTTCTGTTTCGGTATCCTCTTTTTGTCCTTCGACAAAGAGTTTACCGTCTTGTGTGTAGACATTTACTTCTGCTTTTCTAAATCCTGCAAGAGCAAGTTCTAATCTCGATTCTACGTTGCTGACCGATACTAGGTTGAATGGAGGATAATTCTTTGTTGTTTCGTGAAGAGCAAACAATCTATCGAAGTATTCATCCATTCCAATGCTATTCTTATTTATGCGTTCCATCAGTGCAGGCAGGTCCGCAGCAGTATACCGTGCAAGGTTTCCCATGATTCTTAGCTCCTTTAAAAGCGAGTTTGTGTTTTGTGGACCCCGAAGGCATCCATTACTATTTAACCACAAAGACAAAAAAAGAGGAACGGTGATAACCGAACCTCTTTATAGGGTGTTCCGATTGTAGAGTGTGCCGCACGAAAAGACACACAAGTATTTATTCAGAAGATTCCTGAGGTTTTTTACGTTTCCCCAGATTGTATTTGGTTTCTAACTCCCAATCATCTTTTTCTTTATAAGCAAGAACTTTGATTTGATTCAGAGGTGCGATATTTGCAATTTTCTCAACATCACAAATTGAAACCAATCCCCAATCAGCAAGAAGTTGTACAATACGATTACGTCTCTGCACATCATTGACGGTCAGATTTGCTCTCTTTCCATCAAGAGCAAAGAGCTCTTTAAAATGAACAATGTAATATCTTCCCTGCTTATGCAGAATATGACAAGATTGATATAACTTTTTTTCTTTGCGAGAAGCAACGCCAATTCTAGTCAGTGTCTCACGAACCTTAAGAAAATCATCTGGTTCATTAAGAAGAATCTGCACCATTTGATCAGGTGCCCAAGTTACTTCAGGCTCATTAATAACGCTCACTGTTTTCCTCCAGTCTCAAGTTTGGATTTAATAAAATCGATCTGTGTTTTAGACAGAATCTTCAAAGCATGGAGTGCTTTTTCATTACTATAACCATAGTAAGATTTGACACATTCAAGATCTTTGATATCTTCTCTACGAAGCCAAGGAGAAAATCTCTTTCGCTTTCTGAGACTATTTAGAAGAAAGTCATACTGTAACTTTTTTGGTAAGAAATGAAGTTTATTCATTTCATTTGCATACATCAGAGAGTCAAGTTCACCAGACAAACACTTGTTTACAATAAATGGAGGATATTTACTGATGCAGTCTGGATCTTCTTCGACAAGATTGTTTTTGTTGAAGTTGATAGAGTTTAGCCAATCCTTCAATTCCATAATTAAAATTTAGCGGTAACAGAGACAATTGTTGATCCAGGGTTTCTTGCAATAGCAACCCTTTTTGCATCTTCATAATCACGAGCTATCACTTGTTCTTTGAACACTGTGCCCACTTTGTAGAGAGTAACTTCACATTTCATTGGTTTTCATCGAATAATTTGAATATCATCAGTTTCAGTCCAGAGTTCGATCACATTACGAAATCTCCCTTCAGACTTGAGTTTTTCATAACGCTTACCTGCTTTCTTTTTCCACCACTTGATAATGTTATCCAGATCATGTTTCTCCCAGTTCTGTCCATGACGAAGAGTCTTCTCTTCACCAGATAGAACCTCCCGAACATTCTCATAACCAAATTCAGAAGTATAGAATCTCTTCTTTTCTGTTAGTGCAAATGCCTGTGCAATGACTTGATTGAAACGAGTCAACTTATCTACATCATCGAGAGAGTTTTTAATGATGGAAATCATCTTTGTCTGCCTCTTCATCTTTTTAGATGAAGCTTTGTTGTCAGTAAGAGGATTGCCACCATTCAGATAAGTGAAGTGATCATGTAACTTATGAAATTGAGCATCATGAAGTAATGGAGTAAATTTACTCTCAGTCAAACCACGATACCTAACAAAAGGTTTCAGACCGTCATACTGAGACGCTGATGTGGTTGAACCATAAAGAGATGTAGTTTCAAATAGGGCAATATCTTTCTCAAATTTCTCACTGATAAACTCCCTGGCAAAGTGAGAGCAACACATAAGTGAAAGCAACTTACCACCCAGAAAGTTATATCCAAAAGGTTGAGTCGGAACAATCACAAAACCCATACAGGCATGACGATTGAACAGACTAAGATCTGGTGCCTTACCAAGCCATAGATTCCTAGGTTTGGAATTAATTGTTGGAGATCCAAGACGGATGAATCCAACAATAGTATTAGTCGTGGTCTCTTTTACAATCCACTTGTGTTCTCTTCCAGGAATATTAGATTCGTTATTGTGAGAAGAGACGGATGCAAGTAAACTCTTATAGTACTTTTGATCAAGTCCACCCTTACCAACAGGAATCATAGAAAATTCCATGTCTTCTGGATGAATATCAAAGTTGAAAATATCCTCAGAAAATGATGATACGGAAGACATCCCATCAAGAACTTCTTTCTTCACATAGCGAAGATAGTCCTCAATACCATTCAGGTTTTCAAAGTAAGAGATGAATTCATCTGCGGCCCAAAGTGCATCATCATGGGATACCGTATTAATCATGTGTTCAAACAATCAATTTTTTGCTAGGCGTCTTCAAGATAGAAAACATTTCCTCGTATTGCTCAACAATTTGTTCTTGAGCATCAGCAATGTATACCACATACTTTTTGGTTACATTAATCTCTTCACCCTTTCCTTTGAGGATAGGCGACCATGGAGCAAATCCCATCTGACCATTTCCTGCAGGAACAGCAACAATAGGATTACAGATGACAACAGAATCGTCTGTCTCATCAACTAGGTCTGTAACGACATCTTCGCCAGACCACATACGGATCAATTTTACGTTCATTTGAAATTACATTCTACCATGATTTCGGTTAGTGCTGCTAGCAAGTTGATTTCCTGATCGGCAACGAATGCGATCTGGTATTGATATTTAGCTATGATGAGGACTGCTGCAGCGATAGATGGACCCTCTAGGCGCTCATAAAGCGCATCATAGACGTTTCGGAGGATTACACCAGGATCATTGTCCAAGTTGTTCACGACCCATTTACGGACCTCCTTGAAGTTCTTTGCTGCGAGAGATCGCATAAGACCTTCAATGTTGACATCAGAGAATGTTGCAAGGATACCAGAGTCAATTTTACCACCAACAGCATATCTTTGCAATTCATTCAGAACACGTCTCCAATCTGGAAAGTGCTTATTGATCAACTGGGCAAGGACTTTCTGATCGTATTCAATACCTTCTGTATCCAAGATCTGTTGAGCTCTTCCGAAGAAACTACTTGCGAGTTTTGGTTTAGACTTCGCTGGAGTTGAGAATTCAACGACTGCACATCTTGAGTGTAGTGGTTCGATGATTCTGTTTTTGTAGTTACAGGTGAAGATGAATCGGCAGTTGTTATAAAATGCCTCAATATTCGCCCGTAGAAGGAGTTGTACATCGTGGGTTGTGTTATCTGCCTCATCAATGATGATGACTTTTGGTTTGCCCACGCCTTGAAGTGATACGGTCGAAGCAAAGTTCTTTGCTTGGTTTCTAACTGTGTCCAGAAATCGTCCTTCATCGGATCCATTGATGACATAACAATCTACTCCCAATTCTTTGCATAGTGCTTTAGCTACCGTAGTTTTACCACATCCTGCAGGACCTGCAAGAAGCATATTAGGTATCTCACCTTTATCTAGGAAGTCTTGAAAAGTCTTCTTGATATCTTCAGGGAGAATACATTCTTCAATAGTCTGAGGGCGATACTTTTCAACCCAGAGAAAGTCATTCATAATAAAGATTTGATTCGAGAAACATCAAGTGAAAAATCGAAAGACAGATTACAACTGATAATTGTCTTTCTAGTTGTGGACTGGATCTTAGGTGATCTGTGTGGGATGTATGAGTCAAACACTATTATATCACCTTCTTCCGCTTCTGGTTGGTAGAACTCTTGTTTTTCTGCATCAAAAAACTGAGTCGCATACTTGGGATCTTCAAGTTCCAGATAATAGACATATGACAGGTTTGCCTCTGGGTGTATATGCCAGTCATGACTGTCACCATTTACATATTGCTGATACCATGCGTGTCCAATATTCCAAGTATTCATGAAATATTTTTCAGATAAAAATTCAAAAAAATTATCAAGATTTTCTTCAAAAAACCAATAATATGGAGCTTTGTGTTTTCGTTTTAATCCAATAAAAAAATCTGTACTTGAGATAATACTATTATCATTCTCCTCTTCTTCTATAGTTTCAGATTGTGATTTTGAAATTTTGTCCAACAAAATATCTTTAAGATCATGATGTTTTTCAAATTTGTATTTGAAAACTCTATCTCTTAAATCCATTCTGGTTTCCTCTCTGGTATGCGAAGATAATTATCCTTTACCCATGGTTTAGATGCGATATAAACCTTGTAAGCAGTAAAGGTATCTATATTGTCATCATACTTAAATTCATCAGGCATAGCCCTAGCAAAGGGCGTAGGATGCTTCCCAGAGCGTCCTTGAGGATCAGCGGTAGGCAGTATGTCCTTTGCTGCTAGAAGCGTCTTCTGGCAGGTATGGACCTTGCCATAGCGAGCAGTGTACTCATCACACATAGCAAGTCCATGATCGAGGAGCCACTGCCAATTATTCACAAAGGAATTTGCCCAGATAGTACATGGATGATTGCGAAAAGCACCCTTCTCAGTGGCATAGGGAGTACCGTCTGCCTTGGGAAGAGTGCCGAAGTTGTGCCCCCATTTGTCAGAGCATACGATAG